ACAAATGCCATTGCTGGAAGCTCTGTGACTTGACCTTGTTGTCTAATAAGCGTTGTTATATCACCACTCAACTGTACAGCGCCAGTAATGCGGAATCTAGAATAGTTATTTCCGTAATCATAATCTGTATTAGCGTATGATACACCATTAGGATTGTCACCATAAAAGTAGACAGAAGAACCTTCTGACACATATATAGTAGAGTAATCCCAATTAGTGAAATTCACACCATCAGTAGAATAGTATATCACAGGCTTAGTTGTTGTAGCATTTGTGCCATTATGTTCCATTGAGATTTGTGCTGATGGTGTACTTAGTGAAGTTAAACACATGTAATTGATAGTTGAATCTGCTGTAACAAATGTTATTGAATCTGAATAAGACAATCCAACTTGGTTTTGAGCGTATGATCTTAAATAATAAGTTGTATCACCAGTCAGATTATTCAATTCCACTTGATAACTTTCACCTTCAGAAACAGGAAGAGTCAAATCCACATGTGTTGAATTGACAGTTGGATTAGAAGAAGTAGACCAGCAAATTCCAGCTCTTGTAATAGTTGCACCACCAGCGTCCTGAATAGAGATAGTTCCAACTGCAGATGTTGAAGTAATTGAAGACACTCCACTTGTTACAGTTGGCGTTCTTTCACTAATTATATTTCGCCACCCAGTAGGAATACCACTTGAATTATTCACAGGGATAGTGGTGTTATTACCTAAGTTGTAGAAGTCGCCAGTTTGAGCAACACTATTCAGCCAATTATATGTTTTGTATTGATCCCAAGTAGATATAACTCCAATCTTGATAGTGTTCAAATTAGAGCAATCTTTGAAGCACTCTTCCATTGAATAATTGATAGCAGTTATACTAGTAAGATTAGACAAGTCAACTGAAGTCAAGTTTGGCATACCACGGAATGTTCTCTTGTATTGATAAGCTCTGCTAACATTTGTTATACCTCTTAGATCAAGTTCTTCAATTGATGAACCTTCAAACATTCCTTGCGTTTCACATGGAAAACAATATTTAGAATCAATATATGAAAGATCTGGTTTTGCTGGAAGTGAAGAGCACATTCCAAACATGTTATCAAATATGTATGCTACATTCGGCAAATCCCTAAATATATGAGGAAGCTTAGGAATCTCAGTCAAACCAGTATTATAAAACATTTTATTAAACAAATTCCGACCAGCATCACTATTGTTTATCAGTATTGATGAAGTAATCATATCAATTCTTGGCGCTTTAACTAAAGCTAGACATCCAGAGAACAAATCTTGAAACACATATCTATACAAAGTTACGTTATTAGTGCCGCCTACTCCATTAAGTAAAGAGGTGATATCACCAGAAGCTGAGATTGTACCAGTCATATTAAATTGACCTATCTTAGCGTTATTCCCAGCTTTTCCAAAGACATATACTTTATCACCTTCATTGAGTGTAATAGAATCACCATACCATCTAGTTGAATTAACACCATCAAATGTATAGTATAATTCTGTGTATTGGTTTGCAATAGTAATACCAACGCTTGAATTGTTTTCTAATGCTGTGAAACACAACCAAGAAGGATTAGCATTGACATTCACTTCTTCATACTGAGTGACATCATATACTCCATTCTCTGTTATTGTTAAACTGCCAGAGGGGGTGACACCTCCACCCCCTATTGGTAGTATTCTATATTTTGGAGTCATTATTGTGTTCTAGTTTATTTATTATTGGCACTCAGGAGTTTCATAAATCTCTGCGCTAAATGTGCAAGGAACCATGACATAGACTGATTGTGCGTCCGGCGCTGATGTATCAATTGGATCGAATGCTAGTTCTGCTACCATATTGTTGTCTGGACTATACTTATTACACCAATCTATGCTCTCAAGAGAATCTCTACCATAACCAGTAATAACCAATTTATCACCAACAATAGTAGTACTAGACTCGATGTATATTTGTCCGCCTTCAGCACTAGCCTCTTGATCTCCTTCTACATAATTGAAGTAAACATTAAAACTAGTGAGTTGTAGTGATGCATCTTGCGGTATATCACAAATCACGGTGCACTTCCATGGAAAAGGTACTTCTTGCTGTGCTTCGTAATCATAATAGAATGGGAAAAACTCTTGTGAGTACTCTAGAATTGCTTGATTCTCTAGTCCACCTTCAGGAACATAGGTACCTACAGCTTCTTGACCATCTTCACCGATGAACTTATTGCCTTCTAGTACCTCATTGGCTGTTGCCCAATCAGTGTAAGGTTGAAGTGACTCGGTCACTTGGATACGAGTTTGACCATTTGCATTTGCTGCAAAAAACTCACACACATAGGGCCCTGAATTGTGGTCAAGATCAGTGAGCGTTAAAGTTGTAACACCTTTTTTGAGTGTCAAATCCCCAGCTTCATAATAATCTGGATCTGATAATGAGTCTACACTATAACTGATTTGTGTAATATCTGCCCCACTCATCACATTGAAATTGAAAGTGATAGAGTCTTGAGTTGTCACTGAAGGAAGTGGTTGAATAGCAGGTGCTTTGCCTTGAGAAAGGTCTCCAACTGGAACCATGACACCTAGATTTGAGTATATCTTTTGAAGCTCATTCTCAGCTCCAAGAAATGGGGTTTTTTCCATATAAATAAACGTTTATTTGAATTTGATTTTACTTTGTTGAATACATAATTTAGGGTGTTCTTGACAGAAGTCTTGAAGTATATATTGTGGAGTCTTCTTTGATATTGTCTTGTCACCCCATCTAACTGGTCTTGGATAGTGGTATATCCAAGTGAACTCTGAGTTGTCCCATGCAGACATATCTGATGCATCTTCTATCAAATTAAGCTCTTCAAGTAGTATAGCATAGAGATCTCTTCTACACTTGTGGCATGTTGACTTTTGATATTTGATGCCTAACTCGTCTAGACATTCATACAATAGCTGAGATTGTCTAGCTGGGTCAACTATTTGCTTTGCTTTTGATATGATTTGTTCTTTGTTCATTCTACATTGTTTTTAACAATGATGAAGCGTATTACGCTTCTATATATATAATAACCATCAGTGCAAGCACCTCTGGTGCAATGCTACCAGCTAGAGACAAGAAAGGGAAGCTTAGAGCTTCCCTTTCACAAAAAAGACATGATATTAGAAAGAATTAAAGAAGAAAGTACGAGGGACTAACTTCGTTAGTCACCGCAGTCAACAAGTGAATCAAGATAAGTTCTGGTAGCAGCATCATCAGTAGTATAAATGAATACACCAGAAGTAGGTTGTTTCTCAGCAGTAAGAGTGACCAACCATCCACCATTAGTGTCATCGTTGTAAAGCTCACGAGTCATAGCTGTAGCAGACAAAGCTTTCTTTGAACCGTAAACTTGGAACTTACCTTTACCATCTGCTCCATTGTGTTGATTCTCCATCACAACAAGGAACTTACCACCAGCCATGTTGTCGAGCAACATAGAAGCAGCAGGTGAGTTGTCAGGGACAACGAACTGAACAGTCTCAGTAAAAGTGTTACCATAGTTACCTTCAGCCATCTCAGTAGAAGACCCTGAGAATGGAGTTTTTCCGAGCTGAGAAATTGTGTAACCAACAGCATTAACACCGTCAGATACTTCCTTCATAGTGATAGCTGAAATGATATTAGGATTTTGAGCATCATAGGTCAAGCTAGCAATCTCTGCCTTGTTGAAGATCCAAGCTTTAGGTTCTGCACCTTCAAATACAGGATTGTCGCAATCAGCTGCAATGCATCCGTTTATAAGTTTTTCGCAAAGTGCCATTGTATATTATGTTTATTTACTAAATATTCTATTTTGTTATAAGTTATTGAAAATGAGAGGGGCAGGGTTTACCCCTCTCTTTTATTGTGTTAGATTAAGCGTTAGCTTTCAAGACAGAAGCTGATTTAAGACCTCTAACAGCACCACCGCAAACAGTCTCAAATCTCCAATAAGTGGTATTCTGCATGAAGTCTTCCCATTGATTCATACGAGGGTTGAAGATTGAATCACCAACCATGTAGTACTCAGCAGGAATCATAGCGATTGCTTTATAGTCAGCACCAAGAATGTCAGTAGTAATGATTTCAACGTTAGTACCAAGTTGAGCTTCAACATAAGCTTTCTCCATGTAAACAGGAGTAGAAGTCTCAGAAGCTTGAACTCTTTCAAGAGTGTTGAGGTCGGTTTCGCTCATGAACACAAGAACTTTACGGCCTTCTTTCTTCTTGAGGTTGAGCATCATAGCTTTCAAGTCATCCATCAAGAATCCATTACTCGTCTCAGTGCTAACAGTAACCCATTGGTCAGTAGTAGTGTGAGAAGCGATAGCTTCAATCTTGTCAATCTTGTAAGGATCATTGTCTTGTCTTCCATCACCAACAAGAACTGCTGTGCGGATCTCATAAAGTATCTGACTTACAAGCTCTTCAAGAACGTAGTTGATAAGGTTCTCATCGTTATCCCAAATGGTCTTGTTGTCGAGATCCATGATCTTGTAAATGAACTGAGCTTCAATGAGTTTACCTGCAACAGTGATGGTTTGAGTTGCTTTAGAGCCAGATTTCCAACCTTTAGCGCGAGAAGTCTCAGCAGTTTGGTCAGAAGTGTTGTATCTGCAGTAGAATCTCTTAGCACCAGTGAAGTGAAGGTCATTCAACCAGCCAGATTCACGATCCCAAATGTCAGTAAGAGTATCAAGAACTGCTTGAGGCAAGAAAGCTTCCTCAGAACCTTGAGTGATTGTTATACCATTAGTCTTAAGAACTTCTGCCCAGTTGTTAGCAAAATCCTCAGGCTTTTTAGTGTTTCTGATTGCATCAGCGAAGTCATGAATTGCGTTTTGTGACTTCAAATAGTTTTCAGTAATATTTTCCATTTCTGGTTCTTCTTGTTTATTTTGATTTAATTTTTCTTTAATTGATTGAACGGTTTCATTTAGCGTCTCTAAAGATGATTTGAGTTCATCTACCATTTCTTGAGATACAGCTGCATCCTCAAGAGCTTCAATCGCTTGAATTGTCTCATTAAGCGACGCAATGCTTTCGTCAAGGACAACTTTATCTTCCTCAGAAATGCTATTTGTAGAACGAAGCTTTTCATTTTGAGAAAGCTGATTCTTTAAGTATTCCAAAAAGATTTTTTTCATATATGGTTATTTATTTGAGTAGTCTCTCTATTCAAATAATAACCAGCTTTTCAAAAATCGCTCGTTAACTCTGATTATCAATGAAATATGTTTTTGATGTGATAAATCATCAAGAATATGGCAAACTGTGCATTTGTATATCACTACTGGAATATCAACAATCTTATGAGCTATTATGGTTACAAAGAAAACTGGAATCAAAAGAAACGCTCTACTTTTGACATCTTTGTTGAGCATCCATTAGGAGAAAATTCTACAAATACTCATTATTGTTCATCGTGTAGACAAAAAAGATGGAAAGAAGCATGTAAAAATGGTGAGATTTATGGTGAGATTATTGCAGTATTTACTGGTGAGAATGCTGGAGAATTAGCTCATGAGTATGAACACCAAATGATTATTACACATAAAGCTTTATATGGACAAGACAGTCTTTATAATAGAAATGATGGATATTCTAAATTCTCTACTACAGGATTAGCTGTCAGAGGTTTCATTGGACACAAACACACAGAAGAAACAAAAATAAAAATGCACAAATCTGCAGTTGGAAGACATCAATCAGAAGAGACAAGAAAAAAACTAAGTGAATCTCATAAAGGTAAAAAGCTCTCAGAAGAACATAGGAAAAAGATAGCTGAATGTAATAAAGGTAAAAAGCTCTCAGAAGAAACAAAAAGAAAGATAGCTGAAGGTAATAAAGGTAAAAAGCTCTCAGAAGAACAAAAACAAAAAATAAGTAAATGCCATAAGGGAATGCATTATCATTACAAAGAAATTGATATTGAACTTGTCAAAAAACTTAATTTAGAAGAACATCTAACTCTTGCAAAAATTGCTAAAATTATTGGTGTAAATGATAAAACTCTTAAAACTAGATGTATTGAAGCTGGTTTCAAATATAATAAGCGCGGTTTATAAAAAGTAATATTTCATCACAAAACATAACAAAAGAGACCTCAATTGAGGTCTCTTTTTTGTCTAACTAATTGATAGACATACCTGTATATTGCCAAATCAGGTGGGGGTGCAAAGATACACTTTTATCTGATTAGATACCATTTAGATCTCTTAGCGTTCTCAAGCTCAATTCTAGCTTTGTTCTCATCTAAGAAGTTCTTGAAAGTGAACTTAGCATCCCAATCTGCTGGGTTAGCCACCAAAGCGACACCTAGCAAGATGAAGTCTTTTACGTAGTAGGAACCATCTTCATTCTCAATGATTCCATTCCACCCATTATCTATGAAACCCTCAGTTGATACACTGTCAATGTCACCACTTTCAATAAGAGGCCAAATAGTGTCTCTCACTAAAGCTACATCTTTGTTCAAGTGAGCTTGCATGTATAAGCCTTCATCCATTGAAGCGATATCATCTATTCCACCAATAAGACGATCTGAGTGGTTGTAGTTCAAGTTCGGTTTGATGATACCATTCTCATACATATCGAAGAACTTCTTGAATGAATTGGCATCAACACATTCATTGTTGAGGTTAGGTCTACCGAAATGGCAACAATAGCCTTCAATAGAGATGATGTTGTCCTTATTGACAGCGTTCTCTATCTTGATTCCGTTAATAAATATCTTATTCATTGTATTGTCGGTTTAATTAAACATTCTTAGGAAGGTCTTTAGATTCACGATACAAGTCGTTCAATTCTTTCTCAACATCTAATCCAGCATCTCTGAGTTTGATTAAGTACTCAAGCCATGCTGTTCTCTCTGCTACAGCAGATGATAATGATTTCTCTAATTCAGGAATATTAGTGAAGTGGTAGTTCAACATATTCTTAGGAATGAACTCTTTAGAAGACACTAGTAATGCTTGAGCTACTTTCAATAAAATCTCAGCGTATGAACGAATAGTAGTGTCATAGAACATGACACGAGCTTCTTTCACATTGTTGTAAGTTGAATTATCATCAAAAAGTAATTGAGTAGGAACACCAAACAAGTTGCAAAGTATCTTGTATGTGTCTTTTATCTTGTCATCAAAAGCTAGTTTAGATGCATCTGGTTGAATTGGTGTCCAAGTCATCTCATTATTAGCTAGCATGAATGGAAATCTATCACTCATTGAACCATAATTCTCTTGAATTGACTCAAGAAGTTGCTTCTTTCCAGCTGGATTGAGCGGAATATCTTTTCCTGATAGAACACCAAACATTCCAAATGTGTCAGCTAAGTAGTCATTTGAGCCTGCTAGTTTGTTGATCCAGCAAATCATTGGGAATGCAATCTTGAATAATGAAGTTCTCTCTGATTGATATTGAGGACTATAGATTGCTACTGCATACTTGTTGATGACTCTACCATATTTGTCATATTTGAGTTCTTGATCTTGTGGTATTCTATACTCTTGTTGTTCATCATAGAACACGCAGATGAAGCCAAGTCTCAAGTATTGATTGACCAATAATGTAGAGTTAGCGTCAATGAATTGAACAATATTATCCAGAACGAGACTTGGTTTGCCGCTTGTGTCATAAGTTATATTAGAGATACCATTCCAGATGAGGTTCATTATCGCTTGGAAGTACACATTACCAAGAGGTTTCTCTTTCTTGTCTTTGTGATGAAACACCCAAGGAGTGTATATCCATTGTTGTTGAGACACCTCATTTATCTGGACTGCATTCTCTGCTTTAGATTTAGCTCTTATTCCGAAGAAGTCCATTACTTTGTAGGTTTATTTGTGTATAAAGAGTCATAGAGCTCTTTTCTAGTCATTGTTGATATCTCTTTTGCGATATTCTGTGCATTCGTCTGAGCAAATGAGAGAACATTCTTCTGATTCAATTCAAAAGCGACATTAACTGTCAACACATTCTCAGCTCCAAGAGCATTGCAATATCTTTGAAGACTGTCAACTTGTTCTGTAAGAGCTTTGATTTGTGCTTTCTGGTTCTTGATTGTCTTACCTCTATCTGTTGAAACACAACCAAATACGAGGACTAATGCTAATAAAAGGGCTTCGATAAAGTAAGCCACAACTTTAATGATCTTCTGTGCTTTCTCGGTTAGATACATTTTGTACTTAAATATTCTATTTTTGGTCTATTTGTTTGATTATCAATTATATTAGTGGTGATGGTGTTCTTGTTTTTTGCCTAAAGCATCTTTCAATCTGTCAAATAGGTCATTTCCTGTTATTTTTCCGAAGTTCTCTACTATGCTCATCAGCTCTACTATAGCGATGAATCCACCAATAAACCCTGAAAGCCTCCATTCTGCTGTTATAGCTCCATCTATAAGACCTGCTAGAGTTGTGATGGATAGATAGGAAAGTAGCTTGAACACTGTCTTTCTTAATTTGTGTGATTCTATCTTTACCTTTGTCTTGACTGCTGCCCATATTCCAGTGATGAGGTCAAATAGAACCAGAACACATATTACTATCAATGCTGGTACAACACCTATCAAAGCGCCTGTTATCGTGCCAGTTATAATGCCCATTGCAAATGTTTGCTCACTAACCATTAGAATAATGTATCAAGTATATTAGGAAGTGAACAGTCCCAGTCTATATTGTAATAGCTCATCACCTCTTTGAGGAATTGCTCGCCAATTTCGTGATTCAATCTCATTTGACGTTCTAAGTTGTCTGTGTCTGCTGACTTTGAGTATTCACTGTTCTTCTCTACGGTTGAATAGCGTGTCAATCTGTTCATGTTCACACCTAGCCAAGCAAATACAAGATACTTCTCTGCTTTCTTAAGACCTGCATATCGCTTAGTGTCTATTGTTCCACCATTGATGAGGATATACTCATCATCTTCAGGATCTTGTTCTGTCTGGTCATTGTAAGCTTCTAATTCAATGAAGTGCTCGTCAGTCAAATGTGGTCTAATAAAGTAGTCTTCTACCATTGAGATAGCCTCTTCTATCTCATAAGTAGAAATGTCATCTGACACTGGAAGTCCGCCGTTCAAGAATTCTTCTGTAGTTAAAAACATTTTCTCGATATTTTTGTTCTCTCATATAAATAATAAGACTATCTTTGCAGCCTAATTTATAAACTTAAGATTATGGCATACATTGAGTGTAATGCAGGGCAATATATCTTGCACTGCTACAAAAACGGAGAGTGGGTAGAGACCTACGGACATTGGGTGACTGACATTGAGTATGAAGTCACTGAACTTGAAGCTAAAGACCTGTCTGAATACGATGAGGTTCGTCTTATTGAGATAGGTGCGTCCTCTGCTGGCTGGGAGTCAGAAGAAGAGTCTGTCAATGGTTTGATAACTAAGTATAAGATGCCAGATGGTAGTGAGATTGAGATCGCTGAACCTCTTAATGTGGATTGGGACACATTTGATTCTGCTGGTGATGGAGACTATGTAGACTACACATCTTATACCAAAGAAGGTTCTAGAGCTATCCCTGAAGATGAGCTGACTGAAGATGATGAAGATTGGGGGTGGTGAAAGTTTGTGTTAGAAACATATTCATTTTTGACATAAGCTGTTGACTTGAAATTAGTTAACAACTTGTAAAGTGCTGCATTTTTAGACTATTAAAGGATATGACATTTTGTCATAGTCTATGACAAGATGTATAACCTATTGGTAGTCAAATATGCAACTCGAAAGGCTGGTTCTAAGGGACTTTTATTTCTTAGATGAGTATTTACTTGTCCAAGATATTTGGGTGTCCCAGAACCAGCCTTTGGTGTCTCCATTCCCAAATTACGGCTCATCCTAGTAGATGTAATTCTGGTAGCTCACAACTGCGTATCTCATAGCTGAGATGCAGTTCTCATGTTTGGAAGCTTCTGTTCCATCTGCTTTCAACTCATACCTATCCATCTCACTTCTAAGTGTTGTAGATGAAGTAGTTACGAATATCTTATCGTAGTTCAGGAGTTTGTTTAGAGAATCCACTACACGTATCTTCTTGGCATTCACACAGTTAAATCCTTCTCTTAGTTCTGGTTCTGTCCATTCTCCATAGTTGGCAGATGCTAGCACCTTTATCTTTTCTGAACCCATACCACCATAGTCACATACTATAGGTTCATACGCACTTATGTGTAAGTCTCTTAGAGTCCATGCTAAGTCTTTGTTGTTTGCTAGCTGGTTACTAGTGAAGTACTCTTTGGCATACACGCAATTGTTGTATATCTTCACACCTACTAATGTGGAATTGTCTTTAGAATTGACAAAACCGAAGTCCATAGCTTTCAATTCAGGTGCTGGAATATCATCAT